ATGTTAGCTCCTATTAAGATGCGTTGTTACCAAGCGTAACTTCTAATTGTGGCTGATTGAACTTAACAATAACTTCGCGGAAAGCGGTGCTATTGATAGCTGTTTCAGGAACAACGTCGACTACGCGAACTGGAAGAATAGCTGTGTTAGCAGCTGAGCCAGAAATTACTGACAAACCTGAATCACCAGTAGTGCTGTTACCAGCGCCAGTAGCGATACCCATGTTTGTACCAACAACTGCACGAGTTACATAAGTAACAACGCTTGTGTTGCCAGAAGTAGTTACTGCAGCTTTAAATGCAGCTTGTGGGTCCAATACAACATAAGCAACACCATTTGCTGATGAAGCTGGGTAGTATTGACCTTGAACAGGTTGACCCATAGAGTTCGTGTAAGAACAACCCACGAATACACCTAGAGTTGGTTCAGCTGTTACGTTAGAACCAATACCTGATTTTTCAACTGTGCCACCAACGACTAGTTTAACCACGTCACCATTGTAGATGCTAGTTGCGTAAGAAGCCGTAATAGGAATCTGACGAATAGCGCCGGCATAAGGTTTGCCGTCTACAGAGTTGATAGGCTGAAAGCCGTATGGAGCAGAAACGGTTGGATAAGCCATTTTTGAAACTCCTAATAATAAAAAATAAAATTACTTGCCTTTACCAAATGACGTGCTAGATTTCTTGTCGTTAAACAAAGGCATTCTAGGGTCATTTGCTCTCATCAAGCTATTGTCTACAGCTTCCGTCTGTGAATCTGTTAACTGTTTGTAATGTGCATTACGTTGGTCAACAAACTCTGAAGGAGTCTTGCAAAGCAATAACCCGCCGACTTCAATGTTGTCTTTAAAACGACTATTTGGGTCGACTAGCAGTTGTAAAGCGGGTTGTTCTTCAGCTCTCACGGGTTCCCAACCTTCTCTTAGCTTGCTAGACAAGTTACGAGGGTCGGCGTTGTTGAGTGTAGAAACACGAATCCAGCGATATACAAAACCGGCTTGCTTGTCAGGTTCTGGCAAGAGCTCTGCTGGTGCCCACTGCTTAGGACGTGCAGCTGTCTCACGAGTTTCGGTACTACGTGGTTTGCGATTTTGTTCCATTACTGGTTTCCTTTCATTTGTTCTGCAACCTTTTTGGCGTATAGTTCAAGTGGTACTCCCAACTTCTTAGCAATCGCGACTTGCGTAGTTGTAAGTCTCACTTTCTTTGGGGCAGTACTACGAGTAGCTGGAGCCACTACGTTACTTGCCGGTTTAGCACGAGTCTGAGGTTTTTCCTCTTCCTCGGAAGTTTCCTGCTGTGTTTCGCTCCCGAAGTATTCGGGGAATCTTCGCTTCATAGTAGCGTCGATTGTTTTAAAATAATCTTCCGAACCAATATATTGTTTTCCGAATTGCTTTTCTAATTTCTTATGAAGTCCTAAAGCCGAGGCACTCATTTCATCGTCATCACCGTACCAAGGGTTATCTTCTAACCACTGTGTTGTACGAGCGTCTAACTGCTGTTGAGGAGCTTGAGACTCATATTGTGGTATTTGTACATCAATTTCTTTGGTTTGTAAAGGCTTTAATGAATCGGCCTTGTCCATTTTTAATGTTGCCTGAGAAATTTTGTACTGGGCTTCGGCTAATAATTCACCGTCACCAGCTTCATAAGCTTCTTTTAGAGCTCGTTTAGCAGCATCTAATTCTAGTTGAGCGGCTGATTTGCCTTGGTCAATAAACATCTTGCTACCTTCATGTAGCTGTTCTTGCAAGCGTTTATTTTCTTCTACTAGGAATTTAGCTGCACGGATGGCTTCTTCACGCTCACGCTCAGCTGCTTCTTTAGCACGGCGCTCGTCGTGGTAGCCTTTAGCAAACTTCTTCATACGACCTTGTACACCTTTGTCATACTCAGAAAGCTCATCTAGCTCTTTTTTATCTTCTTTTGGTAATGGTTCCTTGTTACGGTCCTGAACAGGCGTATCATCCACAACCTCAATTTCAGACTCAGGTTCTGCAACATTAGCTGCGTCCTCTGCTTCTTGAGTTGCTTTTGCTTCTTGTTCAAGTTCGTCTGGGAACTTAAATTCTTCCATAAATTCTGGCATTTACTACTCCTTTTTGCACGCTTATCGCGGGTTAAACACGTTTAATACCACGTGGGTCTTCAACAACTCCCTCTACGGAATCGTCATTAATAATTCTAAATTCACGGCCATGAATCTTTAGACGTGTACCAGAATTAGGACGAGCCAAGATAAAGTCACCTACCTTACACCAAGCACCGCTTGGGAAACGAGCCGTATCTTTATAGCAATCCGGACCCATTTTCACTACAAAAAATACCGTTGAAAGTACTTCTTCATAGTGCATGGTTGAATCAGCTTTAATAAGGCCGCTTTCATACTTATCCTCAATGTTCGGAATAGCGCACAGAATGCGGTAACCGGACGGTTCGGGAAGTTGTGTTGCTTTCTCGTCATCGTTCCTATTAAGAACGGCGTTGAGGTCTACTGCTTGAGACAAATCAATCGTCATCAGAGTTCTCCAGTCTTTGCACGAGGTCTTTGGTTATTTGAATAGCAGACTCCAGACCTCGGATTGTGCCTACTACCTGCCGGTATTCCTCGATGTTCTGAGGTCTACCAGCGATGATTGACTGAGCATGAACGTTTAGCTCATCCTGAAACTCTTTAATTAAGTAATCGAAGTTGTTCAATCGTTACCTTTTTTCTGAGGTTGTTGTTCCTTCTGGCGAGATTGTGCAGCCATCTGGGCTTTTGTTTTTGCAATATCGGTTCCGATACGTAGTCCATCAAGTTGGTTACGTGAGGCAAGCTCACTCTTATCTTTTGCAACTTTAGCGCCAACCTGCATACCCGCAATTTCTTTCTGGGATGCGATACGCTCCTGCTCAATATGAAGCTGGTCAGCTTTAGCTGCTGCGTCGACCATATCCTTCTTAACTTTACGCTCAAGTTCAGCTGCTTTAAGCTGCATCTCTTGCTGTTGAAGCTGGATAATTGGGTCTTGCATTTGTTGTTGAATCTGCTGTTGTTGAGCTTCAGCTTGGTTCTTCTGTAACAATTGTTGAGAAGCCTGAGCAATCATTTGCGCCACACGAGCTGCCATTTCTGGTGGCATAGCTGGTGTGTCTTCACCTTCTTCAGGTTGTGGTGGCAATATCATACCCATAGTAGCTTCGATTTGTTTTCTGTATTCAAAGCCTAAGTGCTCATTGATATGCGCCAACATTGTTGCTTGTAATGCTTGAGCCATTGGATTGCCAGCCAATAATTGCTGAATCTTAGGGTCTTGCATAACAGCCATATGAGAAGCGATGTGAGCTTGATGGTCTTGCTCGATAAACGCCTTCACAGGTTTTTGCTTCAATATATTCTGGTTTTCGGACACTGGGTCGGTTGGGCGGAGGTCTTCTTCCATCGGGATAAGCTTGTTCGCGTTCTTGACGCCAAGGACTTCGACCATTTGACGGTGTAAGAGCGGCATATTATAGAGTTGAGGTGCTGATTGTGCCAACTGCAAAACCGCTTGGTACTGAACAATCTTCTGCGCCATCGTAGCTGCATTAGGGTCAGAGACCGGGATAACATCGACGTCGTCGTAGTCCGACTTCTTCGCAGACGGTGAGCCTTCTTCTGGTTCATAGTCATAACTTTCTGGCGTGTAGTCAGCAATAATTACTTTAAGTAACTTGAACTCTGACTTCATTGCATAGTGCAAACGAGCCTGAATAGCTGACATAACTTTTAATGTACGCTCCAAGATAGCTAATGTCGTACCAACAGGTGCGTTGGCAGACATATCACTAATCTTTGTATCACCCGCAGTCGCAAATGCGCGGCCTTCTGCCACGATATTTTGGAATAGGGTGTAGAGTACCTGTGACGGTTCCTTGTATGGCAACGGAAGAATGTTGTCTCTGATTGACCCACTAGGTACGTCTACGTCTCGGAACTCTCCTGGCGCGATTGGCGTGTCGTCACCTTTGACTCGTAAGCCTCGTGACTTAAGTCCACCAGGAAGGTTAGAAAGAGTGCCAGCATCCACGAGCTGACGAATAATGCTAGTAGCAGAGCGAGCATACCCACCAATAAGATGAATGAGGCCATATCCGTAGAAGCCAAAGCCAGGAATATACTGATAATGAACAAAGTGATTGCGCTTAAGCTTAAGTACATCTTCTTCATACCAATTCCTTCTGATAGCTAATACAGTGCCAGACTGCTTTTCAATAGTAATAACATATGGCAAGCCAATTTCTGTCTCTTCGCCATCTTTTGTATCTTCATATCCAGGCAAGTTATAGTTCACGTGCATCTCTAGTACACGATAACGATTATCAGAAGTTGCTGAGTACCCAGTACCTTCAGCCTTTTTCTTCTCAATATCGTCCAACTCACCTGATGGTTCTGGTAAATCTACGTCACGGTAGAAGCCAGCTGCCATTAATTTCTTCATTTCGTTCTTAGTTTTACGCATTACGTGTGTAACACGGTCAGCAGTTTCTAGGTTAGCTGCGCCATAAGGTACAACTAAATCTTCTGCAGGAACGAACATTGCTACTTGGCGACCTAATGATGGGTCGTAATAAACTTTCTTAAATGCTGAACCAGCCAATGGCAAGTTCCACAATAATTTCTCATGCTCTGGACGGTACTCAGTCATCTGGTCCGTCAGCTTATAGTTCATGTCATCTTCAACACGTTGAGCAGCTGCTTTGGCAATCGGTGTTTCTT